CCAGACTCTCTCTCTAATGTGTATAAATCACCTTTCTCAACCGACACAGACTGATTCGTTGCCAAAATGAACCCAACCGAGCCGACTACATCCGATGATGAGCTGAAAGGTTTTTCGCTCCCCCGAATCCAAACGCCTGAGCTGGATTTGCCGTCTAGGGGCTCAGAAATCGTAAGCCTTGCTCAGCAAATCGGTGTACCTTTGCTGCCATGGCAAGAGCATGTAATCACGCAAGCTGCCAAGGTGCGGCCTAATGGAAAATGGGCGCATAAAACCAATGGCGTACTCGTTGCACGACAGAATGGCAAGACCCATTTGCTTAGAATGCGAATCCTTGCCGGTTTGTTCTTGTGGGATGAAAGGCTCATTCTCGCGACTGCTCAGAATCGAGATATTGCGCTCGAAACCTTCCGGCTGGTTGCCGACACCATCGAGGACAATGGCTTTCTCGCTGATCAGGTCAAATACATCCGTAAGGCAAATGGTCAGGAAGAAATCACAACCAAGAGCGGAAATCGGTACAAGATCGTGGCTCCTAATAGTGGCGCGCGTGGTATGTCTGCAGATTTGGTCATCATTGATGAGGCAAGAGAAATGGTCAATACCGAAGCCTATGCTGCTTTGGTGTATACAACGATGGCCAGACCGAAAAGTCAGATTTGGCTTACTTCTAATGCTGGCGATGCGTTCTCATCCGTACTTAATCGAGCTAGAGAGCAAGCCTATCAAGCCATTGCTGCACCAAACTCGGATGAAACAATTGGATGGTGGGAATACTCAGCACCAGAAGGCGCAAAAATAGCTGACCAAACAGCGTGGCAATATTCCAACCCAGCTCTTGGCTACACGATTGATATTGATGGCATCAAAGCCCGACTTAAAGACCCAGAATCCGTATTCCGCACGGAAGTGCTATGCCAGTGGGTCGAAACCCTACAAAACCCCTTCCCTGAAGGTGCGTGGGCTAATTGCTTGGATCAGAACATCAAATTGCCGGATGGCCGAGCACAGTACTTAGCAATAGATGTTTCACCGGATAGGCGACACGCCTCACTTGTTGGAGCAACTCGCATAGATGATGAAATCGTGGTGGGCTTGCTGCAAACTTGGGAATCTGATTCTAGCGTAGATGATCTCAAAATATCGGCTGCAGTGAGCGATTGGGCTCGCAAGTTCAATAGTCAATGTATTGGGTTCGATAAATACACTGCTTCTGGTATTGCTGCCCGTTTGTCGGCTGCCGGTATTCCAGTGCAGGATTTATCGGGTTCTACTTTCTACCAAGCTTGCGATGAGCTGCTTTCAGCTATGTCTAGCGGCAGATTGCGCCACTCAGGTCAGGAAGTGCTCACTGCCCACATTTACGCTTGCGCTCGCAAATCCGGAGCTGATGGAGGCTGGCGCATTGTTCGCAAGGATTCCAGCGGCTATGTGACTGCTGCTGTTGCTTTAGCCATGGTGACTCACTTTGCCGTCAAGCCTTCGCAAGTTGCAGGAATCTTTGCCGTGTGATATGCAAAAATCGTTATTTAATGTTATTATGGTGACTTATGGGAATTAGAGATAGTTTGCGCCTTGTTAAGAATGCCGAATTACTACCGGCGCATCAGGATGTCTATGCTCAGCTCAATCCCAATGTTTATGGATCACAATTCGGCGTAGCAAGCTTTAATGTTCCTTTCACTTATGTAACCCGCGATGAAGCGATGACTGTTCCGGCAGTTGCTCGCGCTCGAAATATCATTGCGGGAACTCTTGCATCACTTCCGCTAGAGCTTTACAACAGCCGCGATGAGGAACTACCTAAACCGCGTTGGATGAAGCAGCCAGACCCACATTCTGCCTATGGCACGATGATGGCGTGGACAATTGATGATTTGCTTTTCAATGGCAATGCTTATTGGCAAATTATTGAAGTGTACAAAGAGGATGGCAGACCTTCTGCATTCCGGTACATCAACTACAACCGCGTAACGCCAAAATACGGCAACGATATGCACATGGTTGAGGGTTATCTTGTAGATGGCGCAAATGTGCCAAACAACGGCCTTGGGTCACTAATTACTTTCCAAGCACTTGATGAAGGCGTACTAAAGCGTGGCGCACCAACAATCAAGACAGCCATTGCCCTTGAGCAAGCTGCAAAGCGTTCCGCTGAGGAACCAGTGCCTAACGGAGTGCTCAAGAACACCGGCATGGACTTGCCAGAAGATCAAGTAATGAATCTCCTAGCACGATTCAAGCAAGCGCGCAATTCTCGCGCCACTGCCTACATGACCAGCAATCTCGAATACCAGCCCATGCAATTTGATAATGCTCAATTGCAGCTCGTTGAATCTCGCAAAGCCATCCAAACCATGATTGCCCAAATGATGAATGTTCCAGCCTATTTGCTAGATGCTGAAACTGGTGGATCACTTACCTACAACAACGCAGAAGGCCAGAAGCGTTATTTGGTGGATTTCTCATTGCGAAACATCATCACAGTGCTAGAAAATCGCTTCAGCATGGATGATATTACGATAACTGGCCAGCATGTGCGATTTGACCTTGATGACTTCTTACGCGGCAATCCAACCGAGCGCGCAGCGTTCTACAGGGATGTAGTTCCTCTCGGAATCCTCACAGTAGATGAAGCTAGAGCAATGGAAGATTTATCACCAGCCCCAAGGAGTACAAATGGAGCTTAACTTTTCCTTACCACGCGAAATTACCGCCAATGTTGCCAAGCGCACCATCACTGGTTTAATCGCGCCATACAATGAGGTGGGATTTACCAGCGCAGGTGAAGTAATTTTCAAGGAAGGCGCATTTGGAGATATTCAAGCCAGTGCCATCAAACTTCTCACAGATCATGAAATGGCTCGACCAATTGGCAAGATGGTCAGCGCAGAATCCACACCTGATGGCGTAGTTGCCACTTTCAAGCTTGGTAGCAGCACACGCGCTACCGATGCACTCATTGAGGCATCAGAAGGACTGAAGAACGGGTTGAGCGTGGGGGCTCGCATCGTTGATTATGCAACAGACAAAGATGGCCGCATGATTGTATCTGCCGCCACTTTGCGAGAAGTTTCCCTCGTCACTGAACCTGCTTTTGCAGAGGCGCGGGTATTGGAAGTTGCGGCGAGCGCAACACCAACAGAAGAAGAAAAGGAAGAACCTATGTCTGAACCAACAAAGGATGATGTTGTAGAGGCTGCACCAGCAGTCGAAGCAGCAGCTCCATCGGTTGAGGCAGCGAAGCCAACAGTTGCGCTTGCCTACACCAAACCACGCTCACCAATCGTAGATTCCGCTTCATACTTGGAGCATACTCTCAAGGCATCATTTGGCAACGAAGATTCTCGCCAATATGTTAAAGCCGCAGATGATTCAACCACCACAAACACCGGTTTAACACTTGCTCCACACATGCAGGAGTTCATCAGCGCGACTGTTGGCATTCGCCCAGCGATTGATGCAGTTTCCCGTGGCGCATTACCAGCATCCGGAATGTCCTTCACCATTCCTAAACTCACCACTGCTCCAACTGTTGCAGAAACCGCAGAAGCAGCAGCTCCATCTGAAACCGGAATGGTATCTACCTACATCACTGTTGATGTAAAGAAGGCCAGTGGATTGAACCGAGTAAGTTACGAGCTTCTCGACAGAAGTTCACCGGCGTTTTACAATGAGCTCCTTGTCCAAATGCAGCGCGCATACGCCAAGGCAACGGATCAAGCACTTCTTACTGCACTTATCGCAGGTGGAACCGCTGGCACTGCCGTAGCAGCAACCGCAGCAGGTTTGCAATCATTCGTAGCAACTGAATCAGCAGCAGCTTTTGGTGCAACTGGCGAAGTAGCGACAAATCTCATTGCGAACACCGGACAATGGGCAGCCATTCTTGGTTATGCCGATTCAACTGGTCGCGCACTTTACACTGCAACTCAGCCAATGAACGCATCCGGAAGCGCAGCAGTTTCTAGCCTTCGCGGAAATGTTCTCGGACTTGACCTCTATGTTGATCCATTTATTGCAGCATCAGGTGTTGTTGATGATTCAGCATTCATCGTTGTTCCATCAGCCGTCACATGGTACGAGAGCCCAACCACTCAGATTCAGGTTCAGGCAGTCACCACTGGTGAAGTTGAGATTGCACTTTATGGTTACTATGCAATTGCAACCAAGATTGGTGCGGGTATCCGCCGCTTCAACCTTACCTAATAACTTATAGACCGAGAGAGGGCAGCCCCTTCCTGTCCTCTCTCACCCCAAGGGAGCGATAATGGCGTTAAGCACAGTGGCACAGCTCAAGACCACTCTTGGACTTGGCAGCCTTTATAGTGATGCAGATTTACAAAATATTGTGGATTCTGCTAACGCCATTGTCGAATCTTTTTTGCCACACAATACACAGTTAGTCATAGCAAAAGAAGCCACCGGCACTACCGGAACAATTTACACACTAGACCCACACCACTTGGTAGTGGGTGAAACTATCGTGGTTGATGGCGTTGGTGCTCACTACAATGGATCATCAACCATCACCGCAGTTCCTACGCCTTATTCCATGTCTTATGTTGATGCACAATTAACTACCGAAACCAAGCGCACTGTTGTGCCATACGGCAAAGTTACCGGCCCCGAGAACACTACTTGGGAAGATTACGATGCAATTTGCATGGCAGCACTTCTTGTTGCCGTAGATATTTTTCAAGCCAAAACCGCGCCTTCAGGTGGGGCTACAGCCATTGATTTCCAGCCAGCCCCATACAAGATGGGCATGAGCCTTCTCAGCCGCGTTAAAGGGCTCCTAGCCCCGTATATGAGCACCGGAGGAATGGTTGGATGAGTTGGAACACACTCAGAACTTCCATCGCCTCAGCAGTAGCCGATACCGGCTCACCGAGGACTTATCAAACTTTTAGCTTCCCGCCCAACGCCCCAATCGCCAACTCGGTCATTGTCGGTTGGGATGATCCAGCCGTAGAAATTACAAACAACCAGACCAGTCTGGCTCCGCGGGCAAATCTACGGCTAACCTTTACAGTGCCAGCAATAGACAATCAGTCTGGCCTGATTAACCTTGAGAACATTATCCAGAATTGCATCACCAAGCTGAAAACCAATCAACCCGATGCAACGATACGCACAGTTTCCGCACCACAGCTATTTACGCTTCCTTCAGGCGATTTGATGAGCGCGGATGTAACACTTCAGATCATGACGAGTTGGAGCTAAAATGGAATATAAAGTTATTGGCGATTCACTTATTGCTGGCCACAGCAAGGGTGAAATCGTCACAGCCGGAGAACTGGAAGGCTCGAACATTGAGTATCTAGTTGAGAACGGACACATCGAACCAGCAACTAAGAAAGCAAAGGAAAAAGACTAATGGCAACATTTCTCGGTAATGGTGTCCAATTAACTGTTAATTCAGTTGATCTCAGCACCTATGTTTCAAGCGTTACCATCTCGCAAGAGTTTGACCAACTAGAAGTTACCGCAATGGGTGACGGCGGTCACAAGTACATTGCAGGACTTGAGAACAGCTCAATCTCCATTGACTTCAATGCAGACTTTGCAGCATCCAAGGTCAATCAGACCATTGGTGGAGCAACAGCAGGAAACGGCCTTATTGGCACAACCACCACTGTTACCATCAAGCCAGCAGCAGGAGCCACCTCTGCCAGCAACCCACTTTACACAGCGACCTGCCTAGTATCGCAATGGCCACAGGTTTACAATGTTGGCGAACTTGCCACAGTATCGGTCACATGGCCGGTATCAGGCACAATCGCTAAGACGATTTCCTAATAATTAAATCGAAGGGAAAACCATGAAGCTGAAGATAACTCAGACTGATGGATCAGTAAGCAGCCATACCATCACGCCCGCTATCGAAGTGCAATTCGAGAAGTGGGCTGGTGGTGGGTTTGCCAAGGTACTTAGAAACGAAGAAAAGCAAGAGCACATCTACTACCTAGCATGGCTTTGCTGGAAGAAAACTCAACAGGTGAAACCCTTTGAGGATGGCTTCTTGGACACCATTGACTTGGTGGAATTGGACTTCGATGACCCAAATGGCTAACGCGCGACACTAGAACCTATGAGGTCGCAGTGATCGCGCTGGCCACTGGCATCAGCCCGAACGAGCTATTGGCAATGGATTATTGGATGTACAAAGCTCTCAAGGGAGCGTTAGAGGAAAGGCACAAGAACAGTGGAACCAATAAGGCTAGAAGGGGTTAAAGACCTCGAACGAGCCTTGAAGCTGTTTGATGAGAACGCCTACAAAAAGTTAAACAAAGCAATTAACAAAGCCGCTGGAGTGATTCGCAAAAATGCCCGCGGGTATATTGATGATAAGCCTCCAAGTGGATTGACCAATTGGGCTAAACCAGCCACCGGCAAAGTCATGAATGGCATCAATGCCAATAATGCTGGTCGAGTGTTTCCCCGTTGGGAAAGTGGTGAAATGCGCGGAGGTTTGCGTACCGGCAAACAGAAATCTGGCAGAACCCGCACTGGTTGGGGTCAGACTGTTTATGTCGAACAAAAAAGTCCTGCCGGTAATATCTATGAAAAAGCTGGCATAGTGCTATTTAATCCTAAGGTGCAGTACAGTCGCAATCCGATGGCAAGCCTTGATTTCAAAGCAAGGGTTCAGGAATTCTATTTTGTCCGCAAGGGAATTGGTCGAGCATTGATCCGAGCAGGTATTGAAAATGCAGGACAGGCAAAGAAAGATATTGCTCGCGCTCGTTATGAAGCAGAGCTAAAATTGCAGCAAGACTTCAACGCAGAGGCGGCAAAGCATGGCTAGATTTATCATTACTGGTGAATACAAAGACAAAGCCACAAGAGCCGCAAGAAAAGACCTCAAAGCCCTTAGCCAAGAAACTAGCATTTACGGCAAGCTAGCCAAAAAATATTGGGGCATCGCTACTGCAGCTGCTTCCTATTATGCCCAAAAGGGATTACGACAAAGTATCACTGCCGCATTGGATGATGAGCGAACCCAACGGCAATTAGCGTTTACCTTGGAGCGCGTAGCTGGTGCAAACGAAACAGCCGCTATCGCTGCTGAAGCCAACATAGCGGCGATGTCTAAGCAATACGGCATTGCTGATGATCAATTACGACCAGCGTTAGCCCAACTTGTACGACAAACAGGCAACCTCACCAGTGCTTATTCAGGTTTGGATTTAGCACTATCTCTTAGCGTAGCTAGTGGCGAAAGCTTAGATCGCGCGGTCAATGCTATTGGCAGAGCCTATATGGGCAATTACAAGGCACTCAAAACCCTTGGTTTCGCTGTTGATGATAAATTGGCTAAAGACAAAGACACAGTTGCCATCTTGGATCAATTAAGAAACAAATATGGAGCATTTGCCAAGAACGAACTTAAGACTAACGAGAATCAATTCAAGCGGATAAAGATAGCTGCTGGCGAAGCTGCAGAAACTATTGGCATTTCTTTGGTTAATGCCATCAATACTTTTGTTGCCACGCAAGGCGGCGTAGAAGGCGTAAGCAAAACTTTTGAGAAGATAGCAACCGACACAGCCGACCTTATAGACGGATTGGCAGGTTTGGCTGCTCAAACAGGATTAACCACACAGGGAACCAAGCGCAGTTGGTTATTGGCTTTGCCGGTCATTGGTGTTTATTTAGATCGCATAAGAGCTACTCAAGCAGAAACACGCAAACTAGCCACCATCGAAAAGGTACGCGCAGGAACAATTAGAAGCTTGCGTTATGAGGAAGAACTAGCCAAGAAAAAAGCTTTGCAAGACCAAGACAAAGCCGCTGAAGGCACTAAGAAAACCCTTGAGCAGCTTATGGCCGAAGAAGCAGCTCGCAAAGCTGGCTTCAAGCTGACTGAGGATATTGATTCCATCCAGACAGTCGCAGCCGCGAAGCGACTAGAGGAAGCCCGCCAGTACAAGGCGCAGGTACTTGATGCAGCGCAAGCGCAGTTTGATGCGGTCAAGAGCAATTACGATTTACTCAATGCAGTCTGGCAGACTCAATTGACTGCTTTTGATGCGTTCCTAGCTGCACTTAAAGCAAAATCAGTAAACATTCCCGTTAATTTTATTGGTGGAGCAATACCTACTCCAAACATGAACCCTAGTATTAGTGATTTGGTGACGGCCCCAAGCATACCTAATTTCACTGGTGGCACAGCCTCCGCTACTGGTGGATCATTGGCACTTGGTGGACAAACGATAAATGTTAATGTTAATGCCGGTGCCATTGGTTCTGAGGATTATCTGGTAGGAGTCATTGGCGATGCTTTGACTAAATACACTCGTTTAGGCAATACAACTGCTCCCGCTGGATTTATTTAATGGCAACCCCTACGCTCAAATGCTTTATTAACTTCAGCACGGGAGCTTCATTCGGCCAAGCCTTCCTCATTGGCTCAGGCATCCTTGGTACGAATATATTGGCCGATAGTGCGGCAGTTATCGTGGATGTATCCGACCAAATACAGGGAACTCAAGTACGCAGAGGCCGCAATCCCCTGAGCGATGTGTTTCAGACTGGTACCGCAAGCATTCAGATTGCTGACCAGAATGGTGACTTTAACCCTCAGAATACTTCCAGCCCGTATTACACGCTCTTGCAGCCTCTACGCAAGATTCAGCTTAGCGCAGTTGATCCTGCTACCGGCATCGAATACAACATGTTTAGCGGTTACATTACCGGCTATAACTACACTCAGAGCAGGGATACCGGCCAAGTCAGCTACACCACAATCAGCGCAGTAGATGGCTTTCAGCTACTCAACCTGAGCACAGTCAGCACAGTCACCGGAGCGACAGCAGGGGAAACCACCGGCAGCCGCATTGGGGATATTCTCAACACTGTTGGTTGGCCTACTGGAATGCGGGATGTGGACACCGGCAACACCACAGTTCAAGCTGATCCAGCAACCACCAGAACAGCTCTAGCAGCCCTGCAGACAGTCGCTACTACCGAATATGGTGCGCTCTACATGGATGCCTCAGGGCAGGTTGTATTCCAGCAAAGAAGCTTCACAACGGCCAGCGTAGCGGGTACTCCGACAGTCTTTGCCGATGATGGCACTGGAATTGCCTACAGCTCGCTCCAATGGGTTCTCAACGATGCCCAAATCTTCAATGAAGCCAATGTGACGGCCACCGGCCTAGCCAAGCAGACTGCCAGCGATGCCACCAGTATTGCCACCTACTTCAAGCATTCTTACAATGTAACCGATTTGCTCATGCAAACTACCGATGAGGCAATGAACTATGCAAAGGCTTATGTCGCCAGCCGCAAAGACACCAGCATTCGAGCAGACAGCATCACTCTTGATCTCACCACAGCCAACTACGCAGCAGGGGTAACCGCCGCACTTACGCTGGATTACTTCGACCCAGTAACTATCAAGCAGCAACAACCCAACGGCGGCACACTGCAAAAGACTTTCCAGATATTTGGCGTGAGCCACGATGTCCGGCCAAGCCAATGGAAAACTACCTTTACCACTTTAGAGCCTATCATTGACGGCTTCATTGTTGGCAATACCAATTTCGGCATTTTGGGCACTAATGTCCTATCATATTAACCCTAAGGAGAAATAATGGCCACAGGATTTCCAGCAGCAACAGGTGATGTGCTCACTTCTGCAATGTTCAATGGGTTGGTGACTTATACCCTTAACTCACAAAGCGGAGCGACCTACACGCTTGCTTCTACGGATCAATACCAAGTTCTTATAGTGACCACCAATGCCAGCACCAAGACAGTGAGTATCCCTACTGATGCCACTTACTCGTTTCCTAACGGAACAGCGATAACAATTCTTAATACTGGTGCAGGACTTCTCACTATCAATGCAGTAACACCTGCAACAACCACAGTCACCAGCGCTGGTGCCACAAGTGCATCGCCCACTGTTTCTCAATATAGAAGTGCAGTGGCAATAAAGACCGGCACAAATGCTTGGACTGTTGTAGGTGCTGTCGCATAATGATTGCCAACATAGTGGCTGGTTCAACTAATCCAATTTTACAAACACCAATTGTTAATTATTTAGTGGTTTCAGGAGGCGGCGGAGGTGGAGGTATTGCTGGTGGTGGTGGAGGCGGCGGAGCTGCCAAAACTGCAAACAATTTTGCCGTAAGCGGAAGCGTTACAGTCACAGTGGGTGGTGGAGGCACAGCAGGAACCGCTGGTGGTGGTGGAGCTGGAAGTAATGGTAGCAATAGCGTATTTTCTAGCATTACATCCAACGGAGGCGGCGGAGGTGGTGGATTTTTTGCTACTGCTGGTTTAACTGGTGGTAATGGTGGTGGTGGATCAAATGGAGGCAATGGAGCTGCTACCAACAATGGAGGATTTTCTGGAGGTAATTCTGTAAGCAATGCCGGTGGTGGTGGTGGTGGATATGCAGCAAATGGAACCGCGGCTACAGGAACTTCAGCACCAGGTATTGGTGGTAATGGCATAAGTTCTAGCATTAGTGGATCAAGTGTTGCTTATGCGGGTGGAGGCGGAGGTGGAGCAGCTACAGGTGGTGCTGGTGGCAACGGAGGCGGCGGAGCCGGTGGAGTAGGCACTACGCAAGATGGTGTAGCAGGAACAACCAATCGTGGTGGTGGAGGCGGCGGAGGAGGCCGAACTGCAGGAGTTGGCGGAACTTCAGGCGGTAATGGCGGTTCTGGTGTTGTTATTTTGAGTTATCCCTCTGTGTATCGGGATTTGTCAGTTGGTGTTGGCTTGACTTTTAGTCAAACAACAACTGGTGGGAACAAAGTTTATACTTTTACCGCAGGAACAGGAACAGTGACTTTTTAATGGCTCATTATGCGTTTTTAGATCAAAACAACATTGTAACTGAAGTCATTGTAGGTATTGATGAAAATGAACTTATTGAAGGTTTAAATCCAGAAATGTGGTACGGCAATTTTAGAAATCAAACATGCAAGAGAACTTCCTATAATGGCAATTATCGAAAAAATTATGCGGGCATTGGTTATACTTATGATCCTGAACGCGATGCTTTTATTGCGCCAAAACCAAACGATGATGCTGTTTTGGATGAAGAAACTTGTCAATGGATTGTTGCCAATGAGTTATTTAACAAATGATTGCACTGATGAAGTATTACCTAACATGGACGATTGGGAGTGGGATGTAGATGGCAAGCAGCCAAAACGGATGGCCAGCATCACCCGACCCCAAGACCATAGGCATTAAGTCTTACCTTGTTCCTAACACCAAGCTCAAGCTGAGAGTGGCTGAGAAAGTTGCGCCTATCCTTATCAACTTTGCTGCTGAGTTCAATGAGCTGGTGGAAAAACTGGAAGGCAAGCAACTGGATGATTGGGGTTACTGTTTTCGCCAAGTGCGCGGATCAACAGATATGCTGAGCAACCACGCTAGTGGCACAGCGATCGACCTAAACGCCACGAGGCATCCATTAGGGGCAACAGACACTTTTCAGCCGAAGCAAGTAGATGCGTTATTAGAACTATGCGACAAGTACCGGCTCAGATGGGGTGGGCTTTACCGCAATCGAAAAGACCCGATGCATTTTGAGATTGTGGAATCACCATTGAATGTAAAGAAAAGCATTGAGCGATTGGAACTAACCATATGAAACTCGACAGCA